CAACTGGTGGTGGTGTAGATAGACGGCCTGTTGTTGAGTTGGACATGGAATTCATGGGTCACAGTTATCAGTTCATGTTTGGCCTTGATGATAGAAGTGAAATGGGAACTGATGTTCTTCTAAATAGGTTCGCAATGACAAAAATGAATGTCATGGTTGACCCTCAGAAGAAGTTCATTATTACAACAATGAAAGGTAAAGATAATGATGCTTAATGCTATAAAATTACATAACGAAGGCAAGATTGCTCTACACAAAGCAAACATTGCAGTATACTTAAAGAATCCAGCTGGTATCGGAGAACATTCAGATATCGCAGAAGCAGTAGAATCAGAATTGGTTAAAATTGCAGACGCACAAGATGTTATTGACATGATTGAAAAACACTTTTCTTCTGACGAACAAATGCCACTTTTCTCTTGACATTTCCCCCTAACCACTATATAATGAAACTAATTGACAAGGGAAAATGTTTTGAAATTCTACACTCATGTTGCCCAATGGGGTAATCAACTATTGGTTCGTGCCGTTAAAGACGGTGTACGCTCTAACTTCAAAGTAAAGTACGAACCGACTCTTTATGTGCCTGTTCAAAAAGAAACAGGATGGAAAACCTTGGATGACAAGAACGTCAATCCAATGAAGTTCCTTACTATCAAGGAAGCTAAAGAGTTCAAGGAAAGATATGAAAGTCAACCCCATCTTTGTTTTGGGTTGACTAACTTTCCTTACACATATATTTCAGAAACATATCCAAAACAAATTCAGTATGACAGTTCGCAAATGCGTATTGTTACTATTGATATTGAGGTTGAGTGTGAGAACGGTTTCCCTAATGCCGATGTTGCACTTGAACCTATGTTATCTATCACAATCAAAAATCACGACACAGGCCGTATCAAGGTTTGGGGATTACACGACTATAAGAACGATAGAGAAGATGTACAATACATCAAGTGTAATGGTGAACGTGAATTGCTTGCACAGTTTGTATCTTGGTGGGAAAGTGATCACCCTGATATTATTACTGGTTGGAATACTGAACGATTCGATATTCCCTATCTTTGTAACCGTATTAAATCTGTAATGGGTGAAGACGCAATGAAGCGTCTATCTCCTTGGGGTGTTGTGAATGCACGAACAATTACTGGTGCATATGGTAAGAAGGAACAAGTCTATGATATCATGGGTGTCGAAGACTTAGATTACTTATTGTTGTATCGTAAGTTTACATATACTCGACAAGAATCATATCGTCTTGACCATATTGCTAATGTTGAACTTGGACAACGCAAGGATGAAAACCCATACGAAACATTTCGTGATTGGTATACTAAAGACTATCAGTCATTCCTCGACTATAACATCATGGACGTTGAACTAGTTGATAGACTTGACGCAAAGATGAAGTTGATTGATTTGATTTTGACTATGACGTATGAGGCTAAGGTGAACATGTCTGATTCCTTTACGTCTGTTAAGTATTGGGATGTGTTGATATACAACCACCTTCTAAGTAAGAAGATTGTTATTCCACAGAAGAGATCATCTAAAACTAAAAACGAAAAGTATATTGGTGCATACGTCAAAGACCCACAAGTCGGTGAACACAAATGGGTAATGTCTTTTGACTTAAACTCTTTGTATCCACACTTGATTATGCAATACAATATTTCCCCAGAAACACTATTACCTAAAACTATGCCTTTCAATAAAGAGAAGGCTGTGGATGAGATGTTAGAAAAGAAACATGACTTATCCATGTTACCATCTGCATCTGTAACTTGTACACCAAATGGTGCATTGTTTAGAACTAAGGAACAAGGTTTCTTGCCTGAGATGATGCAAGAGATGTACAATGATCGTACTATCTACAAGAAAAAGATGTTGACTGCAAAACAACTTTATGAGGATACTAAAGACCCTAAGTATCTGAATGATGTGTCTCGCTTTCAAAACATCCAGATGGCACGAAAGATTTCTTTGAACTCTGCTTATGGTGCGATTGGTAATGAGTGGTTTCGATATTATGATTTGAGAATTGCAGAAGGTATTACAACTTCTGGCCAGTTATCCATTCGTTGGATTGAACAGGCACTCAATGATTATTTGAATAAATTATTAAAGACAGATGGAGATGATTATGTTATTGCATCGGATACAGATTCGGTATATATTAGTTTTGACAAGTTGGTTAATACTGTGCTTAAACAGAGAGAGAATGAATCGGAGAGTGCGTATCGTGGCCGGGCCGTGGATTTCCTTGATAGAATTGCTCAAGAGAAAATTGAACCTTTTATTAATAAGAGTTATCAAGAGCTTGCTTCGTATGTAAACGCATATGACCAGAAGATGGAGATGGGGCGTGAAGCGATTGCAGACAAAGGTATTTGGACTGCAAAGAAAAGATACATCCTAAATGTTTGGGATATGGAAGGTGTTCGTTATCAAGAACCACAACTAAAGATTATGGGTATTGAGGCTGTCAAGTCTAGTACGCCTGCTCCTTGTCGTGAGAAGATTAAGGAATGTCTAAAGATTATTATGTCTGGTACTGAGAAAGATGTGAATACATTTATTCAAGAGTTTCGTAATGAGTTTATGGAACTATCCCCAGAAGATATTGCTTTTCCACGTTCTGTGAATGGTATTGCAAAGTGGAGTAGTGGTTCTAGTATATTCCAATCTGGAACACCTATGCATTGTAAGGGTGCTATTCTATATAATCACTTTGTTAAGAAACAGAAACTAACAAATAAGTATCCTCTTATTCAAGAGGGTGAAAAGATTAAGTTCTTAAATATGAGAACACCAAACCCTATGCAATCGAATGTTATTTCTTTTATGACTAAATTACCAAAAGAGCTTGACATTCACAAATATTTGGACTATGATAAACAATTCGAGAAGGCGTTTATTGAACCGTTGGTTTTTATTATGCAACAAATCAAATGGAACATTGACCGCTCTTACGGAACACAGATGACACTTGAGGACTTTTTTGGATGATATTAAACAGGACAGACGCTATTGAAGCTGCAAATGTATTCGTAGATTATTTTTCTAACTTTGGTAGAATTGATGACTATCTTAGAAGAGTAAAACTTGAACGTATGAGTAACTATCCAGTGTCTTTGCCTGGAATGGGGCCTGAAGATGATATGTTCAGTAACTTTGATATGCATCCAAATGATATGGAGTTTGAATGTAAAGAAGTTAGTAATGAGATATTCGTAAACTATCTTGAAATTGTAACATCTCATGCAGTAGAAGTATCTGTGCCAGGCAAGTCCATCAAGTGGGTAGTGTATGAAAAGAATACAGGACAGATTGCTGGGTTTATTCGTTTGGGTTCACCAACAATCAACTCAAAACCTCGTAATGATTTCTTAGGTAAACCATTGAATACAATGGATCCAGCTACAATGAAACGGTTCAATGATTCTACTATTATGGGATTTATCATTGTTCCAACTCAACCATTTGGATTTAATTACTTGGGTGGTAAACTACTTGCATCTATCTGTTGTTCACATCTTACAAAAGATACACTAGATAAAAAGTATGGTGGCCCTTTTTGTATGTTTGAGACTACATCTTTATACGGTACAACTAAGAGTAGTTCACAGTATGATGGTATGAAACCATTCTTACGATATAAGGGTAATACAATGTCAGACTTTGCTCCTCTTATTAATGATGACAACTTCCATAGATTGAATGATTGGTTTAAAGAACGTAACGGTGGTGAACCTCTGGTTGATCAATCTGCTAGTTCTAGGAAACTAAAGACGCAAACCAAAATGATTTCTATTATCAAATCATCTTTAAAGAATATAGAACCAACAGAATACACAAAGTTTGTTCAGACATTTAATGATGCTAAAAATCTAACAGAAAAAAAGAGACAGTATCTTGGTACTTTTGGATATTCAAATGTAAAAGAATATATGAACTTTGAAACTGATACTCTTATTGAGGGTGATGCTTTTGAAAGACATTCATTTTCTGGATGTGTTGATTGGTGGAAGAACAAGGCATCTAAGAGATATGAATCATTAAAGGCAGATGGCCGTGTTAGACATAATCTTGAAACTTTTAATCGCAACCCAGATGAGATACAGATAATACGATGATGGAATATAACGAAGAGAACTTAAAAATAGTATCAGACACAATCTTAAAAAACCTTACACCAGATTTGATACCTTTAAAGTGGAGAAAGAGGAATTCAATCAATCCCATGTTTGGCCATTGTCACCATTCTTCTGCCTGTCTACAGAAAGTATTCACTACAAAGAAGATTAAGTTATATCGAGCATTAGACCCTAATGACGTTTGGCATTGGTGGTGTTTAGATATAAATGAGAAGTTAATTGATCTGACAGCAGATCAATACTACTCTATAGGCAAAGAACCACCATATGATATAGGCGAAAAGGCCTCTATGTTGGGATTTGGTTATAGAAAGAGAACTTTAGAATTACTAGAAAGAGTCAAAAAAGAACTTGACATTTAGTTAATTTTAGAGTACTATATAAAGATAGACATGAAATATTTCATGTTGTGCTAAAAGTATCAAAGGAGATTAACAAATGGCACTTACACTTACAGAAGTAAAGGACGTATTGACGTTCAATCCAAAATCAACTAAACAAGAATCATTTATTGTATACATGACACCAGAAATGGCACAATATATTCTTGACAATCACAACAATGACAACAGGAAGATTGTTCCGTCACAACTAGCAGCAATTCGCAAGAGTGCAGGCAAGTATGGTTGGATGTGGGATGGAGGCGCTTGTGTGTTCACAACATCAGGCAACATCCTAGAGTATCAACACAGACTGCATATTATTGTTGAACGTGGCGAGACAGTCAGAGTTACAATAGTAACAGGTGTAGACCCAGAAGTTTTTGTTCAGGCTGCTCCTGCAAAGAACAGAACTGTTACAGATGTTATCAACAAGAAGGATAAGACTACTACTAATGATGAGGTAACTACTCTTAGACAGGTGTTGAAGAGAAGAGCTGGATACGGCGCTCAAGCAAAATTTAAAAATAGTAGTTTAACAATGACTAATGCTGTAGACCTATGGTATGAATGGAAAGAGAATGTACGACAAGGTATGTTGTTGACACAAGACTTTTTCGATGGCAAGGTTACTAATTTTGATCCTTGGCAAAGACAGTTCAACGCTTGGGCAACTTTGATGGTTAAAAGTGGCAAGGAAGATAGGGTTCAACCTTTCCTAAGTTTGTTGAAAAGTCACAAGTTAAAACAAAGAAAGACTGCTTTGTTTGATGGAATGGATGAATGGTTTATGAAGTATACTTATGAACTTTCTGGTGAAAACAAGGCATCTGCTGTTCATATCATGCTGTGCCACGCAACAGATAAGTTTATTCTTGACCCATCTGGCGATATTCAGTTTGGTTTAGATAATAGTAAGGCAAACCACACTGGTATGCTCTCTAAAGGAACATATCGTGATTTCTTGTATAATCCACAAGGATTGGAATCAGTTTAAATAAACTAAGGGGAGAGTTTAACGCTCTCCCCACTAACATAGGAAAATGTAATGAATAAGAATGATATTGTAACACTTGTGCTAACAAACGGTGCAGAAATTATTGGGAGATACATCACAGATGATATGATGTCCTATACTATTGAACGCCCACGTTTGGTACAAGTAAATG